TCACAATTTTGAATTCTTGGATGTGGAAAAGAATGATGTGGTTCTTGATGAAGCTATGAAGTGTAGTCAGGAACAAGCAAACGAATTGGTTAGACTACTGCAACATGCCAAAGACAATAGAATGAACGTTGTTGTTCATTGCTTTGCTGGTATATGTCGCAGTGGTGCAGTTTGTGAGGTTGGTGTCATGATGGGTTTTGATGACACTGGTAGATTTCGCAGTCCAAACTTGTTAGTCAAGCATCGTATGATGAAGGCACTGGGTTGGACATATGATGAAGATGAAAAGCCGAACATTGATGATTGGCGAACTTTTAGGAATATTGATGTTTAAAGTAAAAGAATTAGAATTTGTAGACTTAGTTGAAGCTATGGCTCACGCCAAGTCGTTAAATGAGTTTGTGACTATCACAGGTCCAGACTTTGAAGTATGTGGTATATTCGGTGTTGACTCAGTGAAAGACGGCAAGTGCCCAGATGGAGTAAAGTACGATTGGGACAAGTCTGCACGTATCGGACGAGTAAAGAAGGAACGAGTATAAAAGTACTCAGTTGACAAATAAGAGTTTTGGGTATATAATAGTGTCTTACACAGAGAGGAGCATAGTATGGAACGATATAAAAATTTATTTCGCATGAAGCGTTTGCTTCTTGGAGAAGTAGAACATGAAGTAACTGTTCGCAATATCAATGGCAATTATCACTGCCGAGTATTTGTGAACGGTGAATTGAATCAAGAGGCAGTTTGCTACTCAAAGTGTGACATTGGTTACACTTGTCGCAATCTGTTGCGTTGGGAAGACAAGTGCGGTAACATCAGCAAATTTGCTAGCGCCGCCCGCGAACGTTTGAACAATAGAAAATGACAACGGTACGAGGTGAACAAGCCCAGTATCGTTGTCACTCTTGTGGTAGATTGTTTACCGCCCGAGTTACTGATAGAAAGCGCGGCTGGGCAAAATTTTGCTCTAAGGCTTGCAAACAGATAATGCAAGAGGAAGCAAAAAAAATATGGAAGATTTTAAAAAGATGAAAAAGTGGATAACCTCGGATCTTCATTTCGGACATGCCAACATCATGAAGTTTTGTCCGGTAACACGGGCAGGCTTCATTGATGTGGCTCACATGCGTGAGCAAATGATTAGTGAATGGAACCGTGATGTTGCTCCAGAAGATGAAACATTCATTCTGGGTGACTTTGCGTTCTTGCCAGCCAAAGATGCAGTAGCAATTTTGCGTAGATTGAACGGCACTAAGATTTTAATCGAGGGTAACCATGATCGGAAACTGTTGAACGACCCTAGTTTCCGTAGAGAGTTTAAGGAAGTTCACCAATACTTGCGTTACAATCATGATGGCACAACTGTGATTATGTTGCACTATCCTATCTTAGAATGGGACCAAATGCATCGTGGTGCAGTGCATTTCTATGGACACGTTCATGGTGCAAAGACTGGCATGGAAAAGTATCGTTGTCGTGATGTAGCGTTTGACGCTACTGGTCGAGTTGTTAGCAACTTGGACATGATGATTCAAGACGCATTGAAAGGTGAGATTAAGTCTCACCACTGAAATGATTTTATTAATCGCAATTTTAGTTTGTGTAATACAAACTAGCACAACTAACGATAATGATTATCGACAAGACTGGACGTTGTGTAAAGTTGCTTATTGTACAGGAGAAGAATAATGGCAAAGTGTTATCAACTGATCGGAGTGCCAGGCTCAGGCAAAAGTACTTGGATCAAGAATCAAGACTGGACCAAGGATTGTGTTGTTGTTTCTACGGATGAGTTCGTAGAAGACTATGCTAAAGAGTGTGGTACTACCTACAATCAAGTCTTTGATGACTACATGCCTACTGCTGTCATGTTGATGGCAGAAAAAGTTGTTCGTGCCCGTGAACAAGGCAAGGACATCATTTGGGATCAAACCAGTCTGACAGAGAAAAGCCGTATTCGTAAGTTCAATATGTTGCGAGACTATGAACACATCGCGGTTGTATTCCCTACACCTGACAAGGATGAGTTGTCACGCCGACTAGCAAGTCGTCCTGGTAAGAACATTCCAGACGGGGTTATGAAAAGCATGATCCGTGGTTTTCAAATGCCAACCGAGGCTGAAGGGTTCACTGAAATTCGAGTAGTATAAAGTACTACTTTTCAAAGGTTGACTTTAATTCAATTTGGGCGTATAATAGATACTTAGATTGATTAAAGGAGCTAGATATGTTGGTTACTTGCAGAAAAACTGGTCGTCAGTATGATCCAGAACTTGAGTTCCAACGTGTTCTCAAAGAGCACTGGTTCGTTGCAATCATGAAGCGTTTGAAGGAGCGATAAAATGGAAAACTTCACAATGGATCAAAGTGGCATGGACGTTGTGCGTAAGGCACAAGTCTATGCTATGGCTGCTCACGCCGCAGTCGGACAAAGGCGCAAGTACACTAACGAGCCCTACATTGTTCACCCTGCTGAAGTTGCCAAGATCGTAGCAGGTGTTCCCGGTAGTACTCCTGACATGGTTGCTGCCGCTTGGTTGCACGATGTTGTGGAAGACACTGGTTGTACATTCACTGATATCCACATGGCTTTTGGCATCGACATTGCTACACTTGTTGGATGGTTGACTGATGTGTCAAAGCCCGAAGACGGCAATCGTGCTGTTCGCAAGGCTATGGATCGTGCTCACACTGCTGAGGCTCCTGCTGAGGCACAGACCATCAAGTTGGCAGATTTGATCTCCAACAGCAAGAGTATCATGGAACATGATCCTGCTTTCGCTAAGACTTACTTGGAAGAAAAGCGTTTGTTGTTGGCTGTGATGACCAAGGGTGATCCTGGTTTGCATGCCGAAGCAAGCAAGTATGTAGGAGTTTGAAATGAACGAACGAATCAGAGAACTCGCAAAACATGCAGGTATCTATTACTATCGCAAAGGCAAACTCCAAGTTGATACTGAGAATCTGGTTGAGTTGGTTGTTCGGGAATGTAAAGGTGTGTTATTCGAAATGATTAACAACAAACATGGTGAATTTGACACATTGGATCAAGCCTTGACAGAGATTAATGAACATTTCGGAGTTGAAGATGTTTAAAGAAGAATTAAAAAAGTACGTAGAGACTTCGGGCCTAGTGAACATGAAAGAGGCCGGACCGGGTATATATGTACTCAAGTATAAGAAGAAGGTGTTTTACGACAACCTATGGAACGAGTACATTGCTGAATGTCGTGGTTCGATTGTGGACAAGGATTTCAACCTAGTGTCGTATCCTTTCACAAAAATCTACAACTATGGCATTGAGAAGGAAGCACCTGTGTTTTCTGAGATTGATACTATTGTGACTGCTTTCCGTAAGGTTAATGGTTTCATGGTGTCATTGACTTGGCATAACGGTGATGTGTTAGTGTCCACTACTGGTTCTACCTCAGGTGACTTTGTTGCTATGGCAAAAGAAATGATGCTAAAGCATATGTGTTGGGCTGACTGGCAAATGGCACTAATGGCTGATGACTGCCGCGACATGACCTTCATGTTTGAGTGCGTACATCCTAACGACCCTCATATCGTGGTAGAAAAGCCTGGTATGTATATCTTGGGTTATCGTGAAAAGACTTGGAAGAGTGAAGTGGGTCATCACCCTGCTGTGTTAGAACAACTAGGTGAAATGTTTCATTGCTTTGTCCCTGAATGTTTCCACGTAACAGTGGCAGCATTGAAGAACATGGTCAAGACTGTGAAGCACGAAGGCTTTGTATTCTATGACGAAAATGGCGTAGGTGCAAAGATCAAGAGCCCTTACTACTTGACTTCAAAGTGGGTAGCACGTAACCCTCGTACAGACAAACTAGTTGACCTGAACAAGGACATCAAGCAAAACTTGGATGAAGAGTACTATCCACTAGTGGATGCTATTCGTGCTAACATTGTTGAATACACTAGTATGGACGAGCAAGCTCGCCTAGCATGGGTACGAAACTTTGTGAGTGCGTAATGTACATTACAAATAAATACGATTCAACCAGACTGCCCTACAGTGAAGAACTACTAGAGTGGCTGATTGAAACGTATCCTTTTTCACAATATAAGGTGGTAGAATGAAAAGTCATGAAGAATTAGATATTCGCAGAGCCATTATCTTTGCCTTTGGTGATAAGCCAGGTAGACTGAAAAAGGTTCTCAAGGTGCTAGAAAAAATGATTCCAGAAATGCAGGAAGAGCATGAGGAACGATTGGCAGAATATTACATGGGAAGAGGACCGCATCCATGAACGAACGAATTCGAGAACTTGCTGAACAGGCTGGTTTAAAAACTGAATTGTGGTATAATCCTAAACCTTTTGTGATTTACAAAGAAGATGCAAATAATCCTGACGGGTTGAAAAAGTTCGCCGAGTTGATTGTTCGGGAATGTATGAACGCGGTTTGTGACCCCAGGACCACATATTTAGAGTCAATGACCGAGTCGTCTGCGATGTATACTGCAAGAGAAAGAATTAGGAAACATTTCGGAGTCAAAGAATGATTGACGAATCACATTTACCAGTAGCACAACAAAGCCTAGTGTTCCGTCTCAGGAAACGTGCTGAGATTCGCAGACAGATTCAGGATAGAAAAAGTGTACAAGAAGGCAAAGCCGATCGCATTGCTGATTTACTTGAAGAGGCAGCAACAGAAATTGAACGCCTGTCAAGTGATAAATAAAAAATGCAAATAAATGTACCTTATAAAGAGCTAGGCACAGTTCCTATAGAATTAGTAAATATAGCAGCCTCATTATGTAATGAAATTAATTGGGCGGATGACAGATATACCCGCGATAATGATATATCATTATCAACATATAGTCGTTTGTTACCGATTCCTTCTCTGTCGGATAGTAGTTTTCCCTATACGGAGAAGGAACAACAACTGGTAAATGCATGTAAAGATATTATTGCGAAATTACCAGATAGTTTTTCAAGCATGAAAATAGTAAATGCTGAAATAGCAACATTACCGCCAAAGACTCTAATTAAACTTCATTATGATGGTAAATGGTCACATAAACAATCTAATAGGATTCATATACCAATAACTTCTAATGATGACAGTTTTAATATCTGGATGTATGCAAAATGTAAAATGAACCCCGGTATGTTTTATGAGATAAACAATCGTGTATTACATGGTGCATTAAACTTAGGTTTAACAAATAGAACGCATTTAATTATTGATTTTATAGATCCTGTTCTCTATGATAGAGAACTAGCTGAGGGAAGAAGTCCCTGGAGATTAGATGAAGAGGGTTATAAATAGTTTACTTAAAAACGGAACTCTCGCTGATAGACGAATTAATTAAATTACTAATAGTGGACCCCCATGCAATGTGATTTTTTACTATACCTACTTTCTTAATTAATTCAACTCTTTTAGGTATTAAGTGAAAGTTTTTTGTTTGAGCAATTTCCCAACCATGACTCTTTAATCTAGGTTCAATACTAGGTTCTAATTTGCTATACATTCTATGTTTGAATGTAGATATTGGTTCATTACCGTTATAACATTCCAAGTGTAAGTCAATCATTTTATAGCTTGATTCTAGGCTATGACTAATCATATTACCTATACCGTACATTCCCCTGTCTTTTAAAAATCTCTCATAACTAGAAAACTCTAGTTTAAATGGACTTAATATTTTATCTTCTTTATGGGCATGGGGCCAAGGCCAATCGCCACCGATAATCGGGAAATAATCACATTTTTCTAGTAACCATAGATGTGTAGCAATATGCGGTTCAGTTATATTATATGGTGTTAGATATTCTAAATAATTACCGCTATTATAAAACTCATTGGCATCTAAGATAAAGAGTTTTTGTTCTATATTATTTTCCCTACAGAACTTTTCAGCATAATAAAGATCGTGGGTGTTTGCAATCATCCCGTCTATTTTGACTACTAATGTAATTGCGATTACTGGTATTTTCTTGCGGATACATGACATTAACACCAGTTCGCTATCCAATCCACCGCTATATAAAACTTCTACTTTGCTAGTCTGACGATTACTTAAATGGTCATTGAATATGTCACTTATATCCCGGTTTGGTTCAAACTCATTATCTAGTAATTCCATGGTGAATTTGCTAACATGACCTTTAGTCTCAAGTTTGCATCTTTTGTAATCATTAATACCAACGGCCCATTCAATAACACTCATAATAGTATTTATATCAGTATATTTTGCGTTTAACATAAATAGAGTTATATCATGTTACAATTTATCAAAGACCTATCACACACATTATTACAGTTTATAAAGGACGACCCTGTTCGTCCTGAAATCCCAACCGACTTTAGAGTTAGTGATGGGAGAATGGTAGCCGCATTAACTGACCAAGAACAAAATCCAGAAGCAATGGTATGTGTTAGTTTCCATGATTTTGTACCAGAAGATGTAGCTGGATTATCAAATACAACTCAAGTACCAACAACCGCAGTATTCTATACTATATGGAGTTATAAGAGTGGTAAAGGCCAAGAGTTATTATTTAGGGCAGTGAAAGAGATACAAGCACAGTATCCTAGTGTAACACGATTTGTAACCCTCAGTCCTAAAACTAATTTAGCAAGGCGTTTTCATTTAAAGAACGGTGCAATAGTATTACGTGAAAATGTTGAAACTGTTAACTATGAATATTTGACTAGTAATACAGTTGAGATTAAAGATGAAAGTAATATTCATATACCAAGCTGAAGGTAAATCGCTACCACGTGAAGCGGTAGCCATAAAGTTATGTGAAGCGGTATCACATATAATAGATTTACCAGAAACAGTTGAAATCGAATTTGCATTATTAGGCCCGTCAGTATACGGCGAAACTATACTAGATAGTAGATTCAAGAATAGAGTTAGAATTAATAACATATTATCTGCCAAAGAAATCGTTCCCGCATTAGTACATGAGTTAATACACTTAAATCAAACACACACTGGATTATTAAGTGTAACACGTGATGGAACATATATTTGGAAAAACAAAAAATATAATTTCCCGCATGCAAGACAATTAACAGTTAAAGAACATGCCAGTTTACCTTGGGAAGTAGATGTTGCAGAAAAACAACAAAAAATACTCAACGAAGCTATACAATTATCCTTGACAAAAAAAGGATAAGGTACTATACTGTAAGTACAGTAGATAGCAACCCCCGAGAAAGGAAGACGATATGGCAGAAGTCAAACTGAGTGGTGTTTATAAAGTCACTGTCACTGAATACGAAAGAGGTTGGGGACAACGTGTTGATCCGAATGACACTAAGTACTTCACCACTCTACCCGAAGCGGAAGCCTACAAATTGCACTGGGAAAAAGACGGTAACCCTGAATATTTCTTCCGTGCTGAAATCACAAAAGTGTAACTAAAGTACTACGACCCAAACTTGACTAATAATCAGTTTGGGTTTATAATTGAGGCATGAAAACAGTTACAGAACACCTCAAAGACAGACACCTAGACTTAGAGTTGCATCGTCCTATGGTGGACGAGGTTGAGCGTGTTGCTACATTCTTCCTGTACAATCTGAGTGGTCAAGTTGTTGGTTATCAACAATACCGCCCCGAGGGCGAAAAGAAGCCAAACAACAATCCAAAATCGGGTAAGTATTTCACATACCGAAAGCAACCTACACTGGGTGTTTGGGGAGTAGAAAGTTTACATTTGTCACCCCATGTTGTTTTCTTGACTGAGGGGGTGTTCGATGCATGTAGGCTTACTGAAAAGGGCTACAGTGCCCTTGCAGTCCTCAGTAATAACACTGGTACAGACTTGAAAAACTTCCTGTTCATGTTGAATAGAAAAGTAGTAGCCGTTTGTGACAACGACACCGCCGGTAGGAAGCTTGCAAAGTTTGGTGATGTTAGTGTGTTTTGTGAAGACCACGATTTGGGGGATTCTACAGACGAATTTGTGAATACTTTAGTATCACAATTTGGCTAACTAAAGTACTCATTTTCACTGGTCAGGGACGCTAGGACCGATACTTTATCTAGGAATAGATACAGACACAGTCCTAGCGAAATGCCCAAAATTTGACAATAAATGTGGTTTGATGTATAATTCATCTATGAACTCAAAAATCGTCCGCAAGCGTAGAACTGATCGTAACCAAGTGATCTACTTTATCCAAGATACTGTAACACTTGAGTACTACATCGGTCTGACTGCTATGGAATTCAAAGGCAATGTTTTCAAGACACTGCGCCGTCGTATGCAAAAGCACATGCAAAGGGCCATGACTGAGAACAAAGATTGGGGTCTGAGCCGTGCATTGCGTGAGCGTGGCGCCGAGCGTTTTGTGTTCGGTACTGTTGAAGTTGTGCGTGGCAAGCGTCCTGCTCATAGCCGAGAGACTGAATTGATTAACACATTGCAACCCGCACTTAACACATTCGGAGTAAAGTAATGACTGAACTAGAAAAAGCCAAGCAACAAGTTCTATTAGTAGAACATGCTATTTTCAATGTTAAGTTTGCCGCTGAGGAAGAACGAAAGATTACACACGCCAAACACATTGACCAATACTATGTGGAAGCACTGGATCGATTAGATGTGAAACTTACAGGTGCCCGAGCATACCTTGGGCGCATCGAAGCAATTGGGAGATAAAATGACAACTTACCTAGTGGTATACAAGTCTTATCAGAAGCCTGGATTAGAGCATTTTGAGATTCTTGCTGAAAACAAGCACGATGCTAAAATGAAATTTTTGGAAGCAAATATCAAACACGATTACATCATCAAGGTGATTATATGACCAAATTCGTACACATCGTTTATGTCCACCCCGTAGAACTCGGAGAGCCGAATCTGCATAAGGTCCTTCTTGAAAAAGAATTTACAACCAAACAGCAGGCAGACAAGTTCATTTTGTTGTTCAACACACCTGATATCAAATTATATGTTGAGGCAGTCTATCTAGGC